CTAATAAAAACAAAAATTAATATTATAATATTTTTCATCTTTTGTATATTTATAATCACAAAAACGAAATGTACATTTTTTTAAAACGAAATGTCCATTTTTATCCCGTCAAAGATAACACCTTTATACCACCTTTAAATCATAATTAAAGGTCAAAACATCCACCTTCATGCCATTAGATTTTCCCACTGAGAAACTACCGGAGATTAAGTAGGGGCTTTTTATTTAACCATTCCAACAATTAAATCTTTCACTATCATCACAGCCTCTGGCATAATATCGGTTTGCAAAAACTCCTTGGCAAAAACTTGATTCCCAAAAGGTGCATTATTTACATCTATTACGACATAACCCACCCTTGGGTCATTAATTAAATCAAATCTACCGTAATCCATACCGCACTCTGTGGCAACGGCTATCAACTTTTCAGAAATTCCCCCAAACAATTCCATCGTTTTTGCATTGTTGTAGTATTCTATTTTCTTGACATTACCAAATTTAACGTAGTAGTCGTCATCATTGCTGTAATTGTAAGAGTATATTAACTTACCAAAGGCGAAATATACCCCATAAATTCCTGTTTCGTTCCAATAGTTAATTTGATTAACCAAACCCTTTTTCCATACAGGCGATTTACTTGTAAAGTATTTGCCTGTCGTTTGCTTTTCCTCTTTAACAAAATAATTGTCATTAGGTAAATAATCAGGGGTGGGCTCTCCATAATAAACGTTGAGTTTGTTTCCAAAATGTTTTTCATAAACCTCTCCGACAAAAGTTTTTAATGAACTGCGTAAGTGTCCATTAATAACTTTTGTTGGGTTGATGTGGTTTAAGATGCTCTCACTTGATAACCTTGACAGATGCCTGTCATTGACTATCAAATCAAAGCTATTTACATACTCCTCATTTAAACCATCAAGGGTTTTTACCGATGTAACATCAAAAGTCGCTTTTAATAAATTATAGAAAAAACGCCTTTCGGTTACTGAAATTGCGTTGTAAAGTATTTTTACCATTGTCCTCTTTTCTTTATGGATAATTCGTTAATGTTTAAAACTGCGTCTGTGTTTGGTTTTTTTATTCCAATTCTTAATGAGTGAACCATTGTTATCTCTAATAAATCTGATGGTTGTGAATTATCATAGCTATATAATACCTGCAAATTATTTGATAATAACGCTTCACCATTAACATTACTCATGATAAAGTTTCCCCTTATTACATGTTCACCTTGTGGCTCTGTTAAAACAAAATAAATATCAATAATTTTTAAATTTCTAAGCAGGAAACTAAAAGCAAAATAATATCTCTGAATATGAAAGGATCTAATCACTTTGGTGTATCTACATTCTTGGCTCACATCATTTTCAAGGTAATCAAATCCGCGAGCTATTGAGTTATCGTGTTTGGCAATTCCATGTTCCCCAATAGCTATAGCATTTCTCCCTGTTGCTTTACACTCATACCCATGGGCAAAAGAATTTTCATTATTAGCAAAAGATTGAGAACCTCCCGCATGACTATTTTCCCCTCTCGCGTTACAACCCATACCCTCTGCATGAGCATTTTTACCTTGTGCCCGAGTATAACTACCTTCGGCATGGCTTCCATCTCCCAATGCCATTGTACCTTTTCCCTCTGCGTGAGCATAATCTCCTTCTGCAAATGTGGCATAACCTTCTGCATGAGCAGCAAATCCATTATCCACATAAATGTCATTTGGCTTGGAACCGGTAAAGTTTCCGGTGCGAGTATCTACCCCCTCTGCATGGCTACCTTCTCCGCCCGCCTTATTACCAACATAAACGGTTGACGATGTATCGCCTTCTCCACTTTCTCCGCCCTCGCCATCTTCACTTCCGCTACCCGCGGGCAATCTACTTCCTCCCTCTGCATGAGAATAATTTCCAATAGCCTCATTATTGAAGCCCTCTGCAAAAGAGCCTTTACCTTTTGCAGTAGTGTTTAGACCGGTGGCAAAAGAATAATCTCCGGTTGCCCCATTGTCGTCTGATAGACTTTCGCTAATAGAAAGGTCAATCGCTTTATTTCCTATATTGCCGTGATTAGCCGGGGGCTCCTCTTGAAGCCTAATGCCTGTTTTTGAATTTTCCTCTACTTTTGTAATGACGGGCCAAAAACTGTCAAAAGCATCCCAAAACTGTTGCTGCGTAGGTCTCAAACCGGTGCGAAACCATCCCTTAATTTGTTGTAGTGTTACCATTGTTTTTATTATTAAAATTTGATATTATTTTATGGCATTGGATTTACCAACGCCTCATATTCCGATTGTAGCTGTGTAAATTCAGCAACTGCCGCTACCGCATCATAACCCATACGCGTGAGCGTATTGATTTCTATATCTTTTTCTCTTAGCTCATTCATCTTTCTTCTAATCGCTGCATCGTTTTGATCCTTTTCATATTGTGCCTGTGCCAATGCCACTACGCTGGGCGTTCTCGGCACAAGGACGTGGTTGTCCAACATTTGCAGGCAAATGTTGAAATCGTAGCTTAATACAGGATTCTCAAAAACATCAACCTTATCTTCCAATGCGTTGTATTGCTCCAATGTCTCTGCTACCGTAAATTCAAACAAGTACGGCTTTCCTGGAAATTCTATTAGTTTTTTATACATATTATTAAAATTTTAAAGTGCAATAATCAGATAGTGAAACACCAAAGACTGAGTGTCATTGCTCACCTCTCTTACAGATAACGTGAATGAGCTCATTGTATGGTTGTAAGTTACCCACATCACGTCATTATCAAGGGTTAAATCACCATTGCCCCCCTTAAAAGAGCCCAATACCATATAATTATCGGTCGACAAATACGGATAGACATAGATAATCTTAACCGTGTCAACAAACACATCGCCAAAATAATAAGAGCCTTTTCCTATCTTGCCAAAATATTGCTGCATCCTGTGTGGCGTTACGGCTTTGGTATGATTAGTACCATGAAGAATATCGTCCAAGCTCGCCAATGGCATAATACCGGCTTCTTGTTCCGTAGCCTGCTGCGGCAAACTCGGTAAATTGTCCAGGTCGTTATAATCTCCACTAAACAAGTCGGGTAAATTCTGCAAGTGATTATAGTTGCCGTCAAACACATCTTGCAGCCGTGTCAATCTTACCAATTCCGCAAAGGGAAAGGTAACAATCCCGCCGGTGCCACATTTGGCAACTTTGGTTATATAGGCCGGAAGATTGTCAAAGAGGTTATCGTTGTTGATGTCAATTTTATAATCGGCATTTTCAACGGTTTCCACAATACTAACATCCGCTCCCATCGTGCCTGCTTCAAATGGGTATAGCTCGCCATTGTATATAATAACACCGCTGCTCACTTGGTTGCCGGTTACTACCACACCGCCCAGTATCACCTTATCGCCCAGCACTCCCGCAATACCACTAATGGCATCGCCCAATGCCGCTTGTAGAAAACGCCACGTTTTATTAGTACCCGGAAATCCATTTCCGCTTATTTGTAATTTATTCATACTTGATTGTGTAATTTTTAGAATACAGTTTATAATAGTCAATAAACGATCGCATCAACCGCTCCATCTGTGTATCGGCGGTAGCGTTACCGGTCAATAGTCCCGCAGGAACTATCACCGTAAAGTCTGCCAACTCCTCAGCCAAATAGTCGGGCTCATAAAAATAAACCGCCGGGTTATCTTCATAAAACCAAACCGGTTGATTTTCCTCTTGCTCCCAAAACCACACGGGTTCTCTCACTACGCCGTTATTTATTTTTATACGACGATCCGCGGGGTCAAATTGGTCATTGAGCATCGACTCTATACTGCACACTTGCGAATTGTGCCCCAATTTATAATTACTTTTTTCTCTGAATAGCAGAAATTGTTCGTGCAACGTTGCCACCGGTTGCACCAACGCCATCAACCAATTATAGTGAATAGGTTTTCGCAAAAATGTAGGGATCAACCATTGTACTAGTGTACCCCAATTTACCGTATATATTTGACCGTAATTCATTTATTTCTATTCTACTATTACCTAATTGCTCTTGCCTAATTAACACATTTCCAATTTTTCAAATTAGCTAATCCGTTAATTAACTAATCCGCTAATTAGCTAATTAACTAATCTGCTAATTAGCTAATTAGCTAATTAGCTAATTAACTAATCCTCATAAGGGATGTAATTAATTATCGTGGTCGCCTCGTCCAACTTCATATAACCCGCATCGGCAACTCTTATCTCGTCTATTTCGCCCGTATTTTGACCTATGGTTTCATAGTTGTAACTTCCGTATTTGCTCCATGCCCTTCTTATCTTGGGTAGTACCACACCATCTACTGCCTGCAATTGGTCGGTAAGGTGTGTTTTAATAAATCTTCCATCAAATTCAAGCCCCTTTAAATAGGCTTTAATTCGGGTTTTAACCGGTTCTGCATCCGTGCCATCCAATCTTGCCCCTTGGCTGTCCAACATGGTGGGGTCATAATATACGTCCATCTCCAATTTCAAATCATCGTGAGTTCCCGAAGTTGGTATCACGGTAGTTCCCGCATCGGCTACCCGGTTCATGTAATGCTTAAATGCCGTCAATTCCGTTACCGTCATCGGGGCTAACGCTCCTCCGGCATCTTTGGCAACCTTTACCCTAAGAACGCCTCGACCGTTGATGATATATTTCAGTACGCTGGCGTGCTTAACGATTTTGGCGGTAGCTATTTGCAAATCTGTAAGCAATGTATTGTCATAAGTTCCATTATCGGTAACCTCCTGCCCATGTTGGTAGTTCAATGCCTGTTGTCTGTACCAATCTCGGGTATGGATTCTGCTTTGGGCTATTTGCTCGTTGACCTCTGTGCGATAGATGTCCATCATTTTTTCAAAGACCCAAATAAAAAAAGCAAGTGCCTCAAATAATCGGTATTCTATACTTACAAGGCTAAATTCATCTTCAAATACGGCACCGTCATCCAGCCCGTAGAGTAAGCGCACATAATTGTCCGATAAAAATTTATCGGTCATTTCCTGCTTTATTTCTTGCCTTGTCCTTGCCATTTTATGCTACAATAAAGGTGTTTTCTATCTGCATGGTACCTATCCCAAGATAGTTTATGTCTCCGCAAGTTGCAGGCTCTTCGTGGTTGAAAAATGAGACAACTCTCGGCTCAATTTTTCCACCTGTTAATAACACATCTCCTATCACAACTATATGTGTAATACTCATCTCGTTGATAAGTGCCATATCCATTACGTTTTCTATGGAACCGGTCTGTGCCAATACTTTATCTAAAAAGTTTTGTCCTTGTTTTACGCTACTCATAATATGCTTCTATTTTTAAGTTCGTTTTATTGTAAAAATCTACAACACCCACACGCATGCCATCACTTTCTAAGTTGCGTCTTATTTTGTGTCTGTATTCTGTTAAATCGGTTTCATCGCTCAACAGTATATCCTCAATGCCCACGCCTATGAGTGGTTTGTCTTTTAAATCGCCGGGACGTAACAATAACAGCAATGCCTTATTTTGTTCAAGCGTATCACCTATAACCATACCCGTAACTATCTTTCCGGTCTCGTCCCTTTGCACACGTATTTTTATATCCATAAGTTGACCGAGATCATTGGTATCGTTGATTTGTATGCCTATGTTCTTCACCTTTTTAACTTAAATTACCGTTAAATGTTCCCGCAACGGCTCCATTGGGTGCCGTAAGCCCGCTTGTATAATTGATTTGTGCTTGCTTGACATAATCATCTATTGCCGTGCTCAATCGCTCTGCAAATTCCTCCGTGCTTTGCTCGCTTCTCTCCAACATATCTTCCAATAATTGCTTAATGTTGGCTTTTAGTTCCTGTTTATTGAGTGCCATTTTATTTGAGTATTTGGTTAATCTTTTGACTAAATTGATTGATGGAAGCTACACTATCAGGAAGTGGCGTACCACTCGGTCCTGTGGGTGTATATACTTTCAAATTAAGCAGCGTATTTGCCAAGTCGTCCATTATATCTTTTAAGCTCACGTTCGCATTTTTCAATTTTACTTTACCGTCAGTGGAATCTGCCAATACTTCCAAGCCGTCTTGCTTATATTCCACCTTTGCCACTTCGTCGCATGACAATAATTTCAAGTTGGCAAATGTGCCGTCCAAACTGATACACGTTGCCTGCGTGCCCACCTTGGGAAATTGAATTAAATAATGTTCCCCACCCACGCTCGACTTTAACTTCACATTGGGTATTTCCAACCCATCGGCTTTTATATCGCAAGTATCATCTCCCACAGAGACAACCTTACCTATAACTATATCAACGCTATCATCGCCCGCTATCTTGCGGACGTGCTTTCTGATTTCTTTAATATCACTCATTATTTATAATTGATAATTGATAATTGATAATTGTTAATTGTTAATTGTTAATTGTTAATTGTTAATTGTTAATTGTTAATTGATAATTGATAATTGATAATTGATAATTAATCAGCTAATTTTATTCCCGGCGTAACGGTGCGTACACCTCCGGAACTGCTTAATGTCGTCTTGACTGATTTTACAAAATACCATCCCTTTTGCTCGGGGTAGTCATCGTCTTTTATCCTTACCGAATAGCCCGCCTGTACATAAGGAATGAGCCACGCCGTAAAAGTGCCATCATAACCGTTGGCGGTGGCTACTTTGTGTATTTTTTCTGCTTTGTCAAGCATGCTTTCCTTGCTCATACTACCCACTTTTATCGTTTGCTTATCGCCCCCGGTAGTGCCATATTGCACCTTTTGTACTTTTCCGTTCAGGTCAGTGCTTTCTATTTCTATTTCTACCTTATAATCGTTTTTTATTTTATACTCTAAGCTCGACTTTTCTACATTTTTTTGCAACGAGTAGATTGCCTCGCCTGTTTTCTTTTCGTAGGGCGGGTGAATGTGCAGTGTCTTATTTTCACTGTCAAAATAGATGTTACCCGTCGTTTCGTCTTGCAATTTTTTCAATACATCAAATCCGGTGGCAGACCTTATGGTAAATTTTTCGTAAACAATACCATAGTCGCAGTCCACGGCATAACTGCCGTCTATATTTTTACACACATACTCGGCAATCTCTTTAACCGATGCCGTGCTCAATAACACATTTGGGATTGACTTTCTAAACAAAAATATAGAATCTTCACACACCACTTTCAAAGAACCGTTGTTCACTATTATTTCTCTTACAAACCCTGTAAATTCTCTTTTCAAATCGGTTTTTTTCTCGGCGTTATAACCCAAGTCAATCGTTACCTCCGACCCTCTTTTGATTTTTTCGCCCAATTTCAACGGCACATTCATAACGGTCTCCGGCAGTATAATAGTTGCCGTATCTACTAAATTCTCCACAGAGTTCTCAATATCCAACTCGCCCAATAGGGCGAGTTGGTATTTTTTACCATCCGTTTTAAATTCTATATTCCAGCTTATGTTATACACCTTATTAAGTTAAAAGATAAAAGTTAAAAGATAAAAGTTACAATTCTCTAATCAGCTAATCATCTAATCTGCTAATTAGCTAATCAGCTAATCAGCTAATCAGCTAATCAGCTAATCTGCAAATTAGCTAATCAGCTAATCATCTAATTCTATTAATAATTGGTGTTGAAAATCACTAAATGCCTTTATTTCGTAAGCCTGTACATTTTCGCCTTTTGTAAAGGGAAAACTAAAATCTTCAATCACTATTTGGTTGATGCCCAAGAGTTGCAACGGCTCGCATTGCACCTGAACTACTGTGTCTATTGTCATTATTTTCTTCAACTCCATAAAGTCAAAAATAGGGTAGCAATCCTCAACCGATCCTGTGAGCAACGACCCTATCAATACGCCTGTTATGGTGATGCTGTAATCATCTCGGCTCCATCGTTCTTTTACGGTTCCCTCGTGGGTAGCCTTGGCTACATTCCTCCGCACGATATTATTTTTACTGCTTATGCTAAGCATAGGCTCGTAGGGTAGTGTGTACCACACACTACGGTCATCGTTCACAGAAAAGGAAAGCGGGAAAAATTGTTTATTAATTGGCGTGGGCTTATCGGCAGTCCACATATCTAATGTACTTTCGTAACTATCCGGCTCAAATACTTTATCCTTATTTCTAAACGGCAAAAACGGAATAGGGGGTAGCACGTGTTTTACCAACTCGTTTTGTACCGCGCTAAATCGCGGGATGTTTATTTTACTTCCCACCAAACTCGCAAATAATATGTCTGTATTTGTGTATTCCATTTTAGTATTGAGTATTGAGTATTGAGTATTGAGTATTGAGTATTGAGTATTGAGTATTGAGTGAGAACTTTGTCAAAGTTCTAAACTTTGACAAAGTTTTTAGCTAATTACCTAATCCGCTAATTACCTAATTTGCTAATCCGCTAATTAGCTAATCCGCTAATTACCTAATCCGCTAATTACCTAATTCCCTACCGTTACCGCCATTCCCAAGATACGCATCATCGCATCTTGTACCTGTGTTTCCATTTGATTGACACCCTCCTTAAAGTCTCGCCCGCTTACGTTGATAGTTTCTACCATATTGCCGAGCGTTATGGTTATATAATTATGCTTAGTGCCTCCGGTGGCTATCGCCTCGTTGATTTGTGTTTTGTCCTTATTTTTATCGTCCCCGCCTAAATCAGTGGCGTTAGGGTCAACGCCCGGAACTGCCGGCGGTGTGATGCCTAATTTTTCTTTTAACCCACCGGTTACGTCGCTCATACTTTTATTATTCCATTTCAGGGATCCACCTGCCTTTTCAAATTCGTTCTTAGCTTTTAGGGCGGTAGCTGCCATTTTTTGATAACCATCTTTTATAGACTGCTTTCTTTGCTCTATATCTTCACTTATCTTGGCAATTATTACTTGATTGGCTTTGCTGTCTCCCATCCCAACGGCTTCCTTAAACTTATACCAGCCCAACTGTATCTTTCCTATCCCTATCATAATACTTTGAATCATTAAGTTGAAATTTGCCTTTACAAATTCAATGTAAGAGCCCCATAAATACTTAGCGCCCTGTACTACGTGTTCCCACGCCTTACCCCAACCGCTTATTGAGGTGATTAAATAATAAATAACAGCTATTAGGGCTATAATACCCATTATAATCCAAGTAGTGGGGCTTGCCCATTGCGCTATATTTAAAGCCCACTGCTTTATGGTAGCCAAATTCATGGCAACCGCTAATATACCTATTGCCCCGGCAATGGCTATAATGATGGGATTTCCGGCAGAAAGTGCATTAAAAAAGTCATTAAATAAAACGGCAATTGGCGTGAGAATAAAGTTAAGAGCAGAAAATACGGGTCCTAAAACACCCGATATTACGCCGCCAAGCGATATTCCGATACCCTGTATTTTAGACCATAACATTTGCATTCGCTGCATAGGGTTCATTGATTTTTCAAAGGCTTTTTTCGCTTCGCCCTGTGCGTTGGTAGTAGCGCTAATGGACTCTTTTAGCTTTTGAGCATCTGACGACATTATCATAAAGGCTCGCTTTGCCTCCTGGTCTTTGAGCCCTATAGACTCCAAAAATTTCAACTTTGCCTTATCATTCGTACCGAACGACGCTAATTTTGTCCCCACCGAGGCCATAATCTCGTCTATCTGCTTCATACTGCCGTCTTTATTAAAGACAGTATTTTTCCCTATCTTTTTTGCAAGCCCCGATGTTATTTCGCTTTTTCCCAACGCTGTAAAAGCGTTTTGAATCAAGGTGGCACTTTTCTCGGCATCTTGCCCCTTTCCGGTCATATAGGCAAATAATCCGGTTGTTTCCTTGAAACCCACACCAAGTGCCTGACCGGAGGCAATCAACCCGGGTACGTAGTTGGCAAAGTCTGAAAATTCGCCCGCTCCTACACGCTTAGCAGCAAATAAGGTGTCCATCACCTCAGCGGCATTGGTATTTTCCTTGCCCACGAGGGATAAGGTCTGCGCCAAAGCATTGGCAACAGTGGTTTGGTCGGTAAATCCTGCCTTGGATCCCATTAAACTCGCTTTTAACAATTCAAGTGATGTGGGTACATCGTTTACTTGACTTAATATTTTTTCAAAGGCATCCGGAACCTCACTCAAATTCGCGCCTGTATCGGTTCCTATACTAATTAGCTGCTTTTTTAACACGCCGAGATTATCACTGCTGAGCTGGGCAGTGGTGTTTATTTTTGCCATTCCCTCGTCAAAGTGCAGCGCCATATTACCCGCCCCAAAAAGAGCAGCACCGGCAATGGCAACAGGGTTGGTTATAAGGTTGCTGAAGGGTAAGTTTGAAAAGGCACTTTTTAAATTTGTTTTAAATTTACTGCCATTTATCGTGTCCAATTTTAGTATCTCCTTTTCTAAATTCTTAATCTCGGAGTTGTACTTACGGAGGCTGTTAATTTGATTTGCCGGAATCCACTCTTTTTCGTTACGCAACAGGTTCAATCTTTCTCGCAATGCACCAATAGATCCTCCCATATCTTTCATTAATTGGGTGGTTTTTTTGGTTTGAAGTTGTAACGCTGCAAATTTATTTAATGCATTTGTTGAATTTACGCCAATTTTTTGTAAATTTGCGCTCATCTGATCGTTGAGACTCAACGTATATTGCATTATATCTGACATATTATGGAACTCCTATTTACGTTTATCGTTATTGTTTTTCTGCTCAATAGGCTTATAGACGACAGCCCGAAAAATGATTTTTTCGGCAATCAAATCAGCCTGATAAAAAGTACACCCGCAAAAACATTTTTTACAAACCTATTGTGGCTGTTGGCATCGCCCGTATTATTGCTCTCCGCACCGTTTGTGGCAGCTTGGAAAATTCGCAACGAAAAACCGGTTACTGCACTTATCATTGCCCTTTTATGGTCAACGCTCTACCTGCTACTTTTACTCATTTTGCTAATTAGCTGACTGTATGTTTGCCAAACTTTAAAAGTTTGGCAAACTTCTATAATCCGCTAATTAACTATCCCACTAATTAGCTAATTATCCGCTAATTTTTTGAGTTTTCCCTCAATCTAATCCATTCCAATTCTTTGATACGCATTGCCCACTCCTCATCGCTGAGTGCGTCGGGGTCGGAGATATAATAGTAATACCGCAGCTGTGCGTTGGATTTGCGTATCCAATCCTCATCGCCTACCGCAAACTGCGTTAGAGCTTTTCCAACACGCTCTCTTTTATCTGTATGATTTCGGCTATTTTGGTGCTGGCACTCAAAAAGTAAGCATCGTTGGTTTTTATTTCCTCATCTCCGGCAATCCAACAGCCGTTGAGCATAATTTCGTTAAACTTCATCGGGTTGGTAGTGGCGGCTGCACTGGCGTAGCCTAACGTTTTGCGGTCGGGTGCTTTCAGGTAGCATTCCTTATCTTCTATTGTCATTTTATAAACATCGCCAAATTTTTCTTTCCATTCGGCTATTTGCTCAGGTGTTACTTTCATTGTGTGAGTATTGAGTATTGAGTATTGAGTATTGAGTATTGAGTTTGTCAAACTTTACCTAATCAGCTAATTAACTAATTAGCTAATCAGCTAATTAGCTAATTAACTAAATGTTATTTTGAAGTTTGATAAACACAAAGGGCAATTTTATGGTCATGAACTTATCGCCTTGTTTGATCTCTTTGGCAGCTTCGGTAAAGCGTATGCCCACCGCTCTGTCTTTTATCAGGGCATCGCCGTTTGATGGGTTGCCGTAGGCAAAAAGACCGTCGAGGCTGAGCGACAACACGCTGCCGTTGCCGGCTTGTCGCAATGCCTCATATTCTGACTGTACTACTTCAATCTCACCATCATAAGCGATATTACCGCTTTGAATGCTATGCGGACTTCTGCCTTTGGCATACAATGCCTCACGTTCTATTTTTTCGGAGTATTTCACGGCACGAATACCGGTAATATCTCTCCCTCCTAAAATGAGTGTCAAATCTGCCCACTCATATTCTCGGCTGTTAAACATAATATTGTGTGTTTTATGGGGTTATGCGTTTAAATTTACATCAAATCCAAGCAAGATGTCAAACCATCGGTTTTGTCCTTTGGGTCTTACTTTGATGCTCATTTTTATTTTGGATGTATTTATGACATTCCAAGATAAATCCATCGTAGCTTTTACGCCCAAGTCATTGGGGTTAGCCGTATCAACGCTCAACGATCCGTTGGCGGTCATGCCGTTGTAAATAGCCATTTCCACCGCACCCTCTATGGTTGCCGCATAAATCGGTTCAATGGTGCCGGTGTTGGTAATATTGAAGTCGTTCAGCAGCTCATTTACGGCTACACCGTGTGCTAATCTAAATGCTTTATCAATGGTTCTGCGGCGGGTGATGTAGTGATAATCGTCGTCCAATGCAGTTGCCAATGGGTCATCGGTTATAAAATAACCGGTCTTTCTTACGTGCGTTCTAAACGTAACGTATCCTTTATCGTGCAATCCCTCCACGTCATAATGTTCCACTGCGGTATCTATAATATAGGCATTTAATGTTTCCAAAGAGCCTAATTTTACCTTACCTGCATTCTCATGAACGCCTATTTTAGCAAGTCTTCCCGCAAGAACGTAGGTGGCAGTACCAAAGTTGATTACAGATCCGGTTCGTTTTTCGGTATCGCCCACAAAGATAGCCACACGGTTGTCCGTGCCTTCTGCCAAGTTTGCAAGGCTTATCACGCTGCCGTCAAATCCGTAGCCCTCTAATATCACAAAGAAAGGAGCATACTTATTATTGGTATAGTTTTCTGCTAATTGCTGAGCGGCTTGTTTTGCCGTCATCACGTCAGCATCTAATCCATTGACCACATTCACAGTGTAACCGGTGGGTGAGAATACGGTAAATACCGCACTGATTTCACCATTGGCGGCGTCCAATATTTTTTCTATGGGTGCCTTGCCGTCAACCAATATAAACCAATCGCTCGGTTTTGTACTTTTGGCAAAGCCAATCAACCACAGTTTTGTGCCATCGCCCGCCTCCGCAAAGAATTTTTCTAAGGCGTGATACAAGCGATAATTGTCCACACTGGGAACAATGCCTAATGCTGCCACATCTTGCATACTCTTTACATAGTAAGGCGTGTTGAGCGTAAACGTGGAGCCAACAGCAACGGCACTCGCCGCCAACGCAAATATTCCATCTTGTGGCGGCTGTACATTGGTTATATTACCGTTGTCAAATTGTATGTCTAATCTTGGTAGCATTATTTTTTTGGATTTACTGGTTTAACTTTTGCTTCGGCTTCTGCCTCGCCCACTTCCCCACCTTCTACATTTGCTTTGGCGTCGGCTTCTGCCACTTTTGCGGCTGCATCAGCTTTGGCATCGGC